GATAGGGCATTTTTTATTTTCAAAAGGAGGAAGTTACATGAGCCAACAACATCGCAAGTGGATCGAGCTTGTAAAAGAGCGAATTGAAAAACGTGGATGGTCACAGACGGACTTGGCCATTGTTGTAGGTGTTAGTCCATCAGCTATCACACAGCTGCTAAAAGATGGAAAAGGGAGTGATGACTTGAAGCTTCGTATTAACAAAAAATTGCGAATTAATGAGTCATGGGAAAAATTTGAGGAGTAGGGAATATAAAAAAGGCACCTAACGAGGTTAGGCGCACTAGAAAAAGAAACTACTAATAGTATAACACAAATTGGAGATGACAATGAATATTCTAAGTGAAGAATTTGAAAACGGAATAAGATCAGTGGTTCGAATTCAATTTAAAGAATCTTTCACTGAATTCTTAGACCAGGAGATATCAGAGAAACGATGGTTGTCACTAGGAAGTGCAGCGCACTATGCAGATTGCAGTTCAAACACCATCAGAAAATGGATCAATATGGGATTGAATCTTTATCAAATTGATGGAACCAAAAGAATTGACAAGAATGAATTAGATCAATTCATTCAAAGTAATATCGT